CAACTATGTTTAGGTCAGTATTGCCTGGCAAATAACTGGGTATATTGCTGGTAGTTATGCTTGTACCCGTGGCTATGGCCGTCAGTGTAGATGTTACTCGCAATCTGGCCAGAATACCCCGCCCGTCCAGACTAAAATCCAAAGGCTCTGCATACTGAGCCGTAGGTGTAAATTCTACTGATGTTACAGTTGCCGCAGCATTTATGTTTATGTTGACCAGATTAACCAGTAATGTACGAGTAATGTCATAGTATAATTTTAAACTATTATCAGTAACTTTTTCAACCCAAAAATACTTGCCATTTAGGCCGTCCAGATTAGTGCCAAAACTATTTATGGTTACTTTTTCACCAGTAACAAATCCATGATTGGCCTGAGTAATTATGGTGGACATTAGAAAATTCCAGATACGCCTATGGATCCACCGCCACCGGCTCCGCCAGCATATACTGTAGCACAACCACGAGCTATGATGCTGCCACAATCTATAGCATCGCCTATGCGAGCCACAGGTCGTCCATTTACAAAAACACTACCACTGCCAGCGCTGATCAGACCGGCATGAACGTTATCATCACAGACATGTATGTTCCAGGCATCCCCCAGTCTGAGTACGCCGGTTCCCTCGGCAAAAACGTCAGAACTGCAGCTGCCCGATACGTTTTGTCTGGGCGGCCAACAGGCATGTCCACTACATAAAGCTCCGTCTACTGCTATGCCTGCCATTATGCCACTGCTCCGTTTATAGTTCCTGTGTTTATATATGTTACTGTTTTACCATTAAGCGCTATGGCTTTGCCACCAGCACCGCCAGCACCGCCAGCACCATCTATGTTGTTGCCATTACCAGCTGCACCGGCTACCCCAGTATTTCCAAAAGTTCCACCCGATCCACCAACTCCACCCTGAGTGTTACTATAACTGTCTCTTCCTCCACCAGCACCAGGTGCTGTTTCTGTAGCAATTTTTCCGTTGAAGAAATTGCCAGCATACCCTATGCCCCCTGTTCCTACTCTAGGGCCACCACCACCGCCACCACCATATGCGTCGTCATTAAAAAAGGTATAATAACCAAATAAAACACTGCGTCCACTGCCACCACCACCGCCACCGCCACCACCACCTGCTATGATGCCCGTGTTATTAATACTAACATTAGTAGTTAAATTTATAGCCGTTCCACCTGCACTGCCGGGTGATCCGTTGAAAAAACCATTTGCAGGTGAGGGACCTGATGCTCTTCCTCCTGCACCACCCATGCCCCGAATTGCACCAGCATTGTTAATGGTAATCTGATGCTGGCCAACACCCGTGGGTAAGTCACCCGTGGTAAAAGCCCAGGTTGCCGTGGACGTGGCCTGGATGATTCCACCAGCTGCTATGTTAACGTCTGCATACAAGGGCACAGAGCCTCGTTGAGCATCATAACCGGCCAGATTGGCCGCGACATTTAGGTCAAAATAGGTCAAAGTACCGGTAATACTGGTACTAAAAATAAAAGCTTCTTTTAGTGTATCACTATCTATGTTGGCCGGCAATGGTAAATCTGGTGCTCTATAACTGTTGTTGTTGGTTCTGGCATCAACCTGACTATCGTGCACCAGAGCCAAGAATCTATTGCGCCAATAATTATAATCAATACGAACCCATTGTACCAAACTGGTTGTACCATTGTTGGTATTAATGGTTATGGTCATGTCTATGCGAGTTCTAGGGTCTGGATCAAATCCTGTTATGGCATAGGGATATGGATCAGTTGGTATGCTGGTCCAGTTAGTCCAGGTAGTAACCGAACTGCCCCGAGCCGGTACACCAGTTACTGTGGTGTTTACAAATATGTCATCATAGTAACCACTGATGGTTAGACTACTGCGCTGATCTGAATCTATGCTCACGGTCACCTGATTGGCAAAACTACTACTTACAGTATCGCTAGGTGTTATGGTATAGCTAGTCAACGTAGATCCTGCGGTTATGCTGAATCTACTGATAAAGTTTTGTTTTTCAAATACTGTTAATGCAGTTCCAGGGAAAACAATTACAGGCATGATTAACTGCTCAGATCAACCAGGTGGTTGGCTATGACTCGGCCATTCATGGCAGTTACAACCTTGCCCTGATCAGTTGGACTGCGGTTACCACTTGGATTGTTTATGATGCTGATCCAGGGTTGTCCAGTACCCAATGTGGTATATTCTAATCTGAGCTGATCAAACGCAACATTGTCGCGTATCCACACAGCTATGTCGAAATAATCAGCTGCAGTTACGCCTTTGAAGTGCAGATTGGCAGCATTGCCCAAATTATATGCGTCTGCGGTTTTTAGTTTGTTCTGTGCCTCGGCGCTGAGATCAGTTCGTAATACTGTTGTATACAGTGCCTTGATGGCATTATTGTCATTATAGTTTTTCTGTATGTTTTCCGCCGTGGGTCTAAATGCATCGCTGATCTGCAGGTTAGGATACTGCTGTTTGATTGGATCTAAACTATTTACGGTCAGGCTCTTGAGATTGCCTATGATGTCAAACTTGGTTCTGTCGCCCTGAGCTGTGAGCGGGAACTGCATGCTTGGATCATTTACACGCGTGGTAACATCACCCAGAGTAAAATGACGGCTTAGTTGAGTAATGGGTGGGAATACAGCCCAGTCCTTGAACTCAGCAGCATCAACTTTGGTAATACCCGTAATTTTAGCAAACGCCGTATCTATGCGACCCACGCCATTTTTAACATAGTTGTTGATGATGCTGTCGCCTGCACTTAGAGCATTTTTAATTGATGTATCTGAACTATTGATCCTAGCAAATATGGCATCTACAATCAATGGGCTGGCATTACCAACTAGTTTAGGTATGGTTACTCCGGCATTTTCCAAGATGCTTTCTATGTTGTTTAGTCCAGCCAGCGACACAATTTTGTTCAGCCCCGCAACTCCGTCTCTGGACAATACACCAACAATGTCTACATTGCCCAGTCCTACTTTGTCAAAATAGCTGCCTAGACTTTCAAATCCGCCGCTTTTTAGTATGCCATCCAAACCCTTAAGACCCAGGCTAGATATTAATCCTGCAGTACTGCCCTTGGTAAGAACTGTACCTTGCAATAAATCCCGACCTGTTAGTAAATTACGAGACACAACCTTGCTAAAATCTCCCACCATGCCAGCCAGGCCCTTGCCCAGTGTGTCGCCAGCTACGCCTGTGGATTGAGTTAGACTATTTACAAAGGTTTCACTAATGCCTAGACTGGAAGCTACGTCACTTAATAGGCCACCAGTAAATTCTTGGGCTATGCCACCGACTACATTGCTTAGTCCAAAGGCACCACTGAATGCACTAAATGGTGATGCGAAACCAGAATTTAAATTAATTGCAGACGCATCTACATCAAAGTAACCACTGACACTGTTGGCTAGATCACCACCAACAACTATGCCCAAGTCGCCACCTATGTCCATGTTTAGATAGTTATTGGTCTGTATGTTCATGTCAGTGCCAATGAGGAAGGTTAGATTTCTATCCGAACTAACATCAAAATTACCACTGTTGGTGATGCTGACATCACCGGTAATTTCTTGTGTAAAGTCACCGCCTATGGATTGTGTATAGTTGCCGCCTATCTGCAGATCAAAATTACCGCCCACGGTCATGTTTAGATTACCAGCTACGTTTAGATCAGCATCGTTGCGCAGATTAACCACGGTCTTGCCCAGTACTTCGACATTGAGCGCGTCCTTGACCAACAGTGTCTTGGCACCATCAACAGTAACGTCCATGTTGCCCTGCGTATAGACTCGGTTATTGCGTGTATAGATCTGAAAGTTTTCGCCATTGACTTTATAGCTGACCGTACCATCTTTGTCTATTTCTACAAAGGTGCCACTACGGTGATAGACATGGATGCGTTCCGCATTGGGAGTATCATCAAATTCAACTATGTGACCGCTTTCGGTTTCTTTAACATGGTTGTAGGGATACTTGGCAGCATAGGCACTGGGTGGTTCGGCCCAGACACCACCACCAGTTCCGCCTGCACTGTTGGCCGTGGCTACTTCGTTGATGCGAGTTTTTTCTTTACCACCCAGAGGTGTTGATGACAGATCGTCGTTGTTGGTAGCCAACTGATTGGTATCAGCTCTGTTAACATAGTCACAGGTTGGATACGTACTGTTGGGATCAGCAAATGGATCTGGATTACCTATGCGAGGATTGTTAAGAGCACCAGCCCAGTTTGTACGAGCTGGATTAAAGGGATTGACTCCTGTGGTTGGGCTAGCTGCACTGGCTATGACCGGCGTGCTGGTATTGGTTCCACCCACGGCCTGAACACCCAGTCCATAATATTTGCTGGCTCTGGTGCCGTTGCCATCGGCCTTGTTGATGCCTATGCTTAGATCACGAGCACCACCGGCACCTAATAAATGTGCAGCTGCCAGATATCCTGCAAGCTGTTCCTTGGATGTTGTTGCGCTATCTACGACTTCTAATCGTTTTAATTCTTCATAGTTAAAATTCATGTTGGCAAACATGGCATTTTCTTGACAGTTATTCTTGTTGGCCAACCAATCATCCAGACTGTTTACGCCGTCTTTGCCAGTCCAAATTGTTGCATCGTTTAGTTCTGAATTAGCTCTGGGGCGAGGAGGTATGGTGGTTCTGACATAACCATTGGTCTGAAGTGCAGCTGCACCAAACTGATATTTACCAACATAGCCCTGAGCATTGGTTGTATTATAGTTTTGTACACCACCGGCTATGCTGGAACTTTCCTGTTTGGCTATGAAGTCCATGACATTCTGTATGTCAGCCTGAGACATGCTGGGTAAAGTAGTTGTTATGGCTCGACTGGCCGTGGCGCCTGGATCAACATCCAGTGGCAGAACTGGTATGCTGTTGCCATTTTGATCTTTGATTATGTTGCCTTTAAAATCACGAGTTGCATTGGCAAAGTTTTGTTTCTGAATTCTATTTTGTTCACAGGCTACACTACCACCAGGATTACCGCCAATGGTGCCCATGATTATGGGCTGTTGCATTTCTCTGCCGTCGGCAAAGAATCCTATGACCCAGGTGCCTTCTAGAGGACCAAGCGGAGATTGTCCCTTGCCGCTGATGGCTGCACTGAATACCGGTTGCATGGGCATGGCCCAGGGTAAATCTTCTGTGGGTAGTTCTTTGTCATTGTCCAGGTGATAACCTAGTATACGTACACGACATCGTCCCAGTTTAAGCGGATCCATGCGGTCCTTGACCACACCCACCCACCAGAAGAACCCATCGGCCGCAAATAAATTTTCAGTATTTCCACTCATCGTTGTTCTAACCTCAATGAATCCTTGACCAATTCTAAAATCATTATGTGTCTAAGATGTGTTATTTTATGTCTGATTGCTGTTACTAAATAATAGCCCGAATACAAATTATCATTGCGTTCCTTGGCTGCATCTGCAGCATCTCTGGGACTGGCATCTGGATAATTAAATTTTACCACTACACCGGCTTCTATGTCAGTACGACCCGGCACAGTAATTTCAATTTTAAAGTTAGTTAGCGCAGTACGAGCACTGGTCTGAGCCGGTAATATTTCCGCAATTCTGTCACCAGCATTATCATTTATACCATCATACAGATAGCTATGTTGCATGTACATTTGATTGTAGGTAGCTGGATTACTAAATTTACTACCCTGCACACTGTTTGTAGGAAATGGCGGACGACTTGCTCCAGCTATGTCATCTACGTGTACTATGCTTTTATAAGCATCAACATAATCATAATCAAACACACCACGCGCCTTTGTTATAACATCAAAGGTATACAATCTATTAGCCAAATGGCCATTCTGATTATTCTTAAGAGCATTATAGGTTTCTATGACGCGCATTTCTATTACTTTTTTATATTCCCAATTTACGTCTTTGGTATATGTTTCTGTAGTTTTATCCGGAGGCCTACTTAAATTCTGAGCTGCATAATGATACTCCTGATACCCCTGATAATCGGGATCACCACTAGCAGTATCCTTGTATTGTTGAAAAATATCTTCAACATTGGCAAATACAAACTTTTTATTGGTTTCATAAAATAAAAAATTATTACTCTTGCCCTTGCCTATGCTCTTGCTGGCTATCCAGTTTATGCACTTGGTGGGACTCCAGCCCGGGCTGGTAAATTTTAAATCGTTAGCAGTATCGGATGCAATTAACAAAAGTGTATTTTCGCCTTTGCCTATTCTGGGTGCAGATAATTTTCTAGAAAAAATTTCACCAACCAAATCACTGGCTTTACCTTTGTATGTTCTATAAACAGGTGAGATGGCATCAAGGAATAATTCTACACTGCAAAAATGCATGATAAAACTTTCTTTAGCAGTATCATTTAGCATCTGACGATCAGTTATGCTATATACTTTGAATATTTTATATATGGTTGCATCTGTCATGCTGGGTGTTAAAATTTTAATGCGCAAATATTCATCACCAGTCAGTCCTAGGTTTTGACTTAGATTATTGGCATCGACTATGAGTATGCTGCCATGCAGTCCGGCCTTGTAGATATCCTCGTACAGATTAAGTTCAACCACGTGCAGCTGGATGTCGAGTTCTGTTCCATCTACTGTAATTATGGTTACTTCCTGTATTTCAATGTCACCTGCACTGGTAACTGAATTTTTTTCCAGGGTAGGATCCGTATTAGCCATTATTTAATAGTATTCCATTGAAGTTTTTTACAAATTGAGGAACAAATTCAGGTTTAATTATGCTTATTTTACCTTTGGCTTCGTTTAATTCAAATTCATAGGTTGTGTTACTGACCGCAGTCTTGGCACTAGCATAACTGCTATGCACTATGTCACCATCAGCATTGACGAAATGATGTACTGCACCCTCGTTACCTGCACCATATTTGTCAACTATGTAACGTCTGAGTGAATCTTCGTCCAGGGGCCAGTCCCAGCGTGGATCAAAAAGATTATTGGCAACTAAGATTACCCAGTATAAATTTACATCACCATAGATTCTATCGGCTAAAGTTTCGGGAGTATCACCATCCCGTATGTCATACTGATCATAGGCCGTGGCTGTTAGTATATTTTCTGTTTTGGCTTGTATGCGAGCAAAAAAGTCAGTCATGATAAATGCAGTCTGCCCCTGATCCAAACTATAGGTTACCAAAGGAAATTTTTTAAAGTACATGATTAATATCCCTTTTTTATGCGTTCTTTGGTCATTACTTCGAGTTCACGGAATTTTAATCTCATGTTTATTTCCGTGGGCATACCATCGCCAAATGTATGCCAGCCCTGACCACCATAGTCTACTTCCATGTTTTCCAACACACAGGTGCTAATTTTATGTAAATTAGGATTTTCTTTAGGACCATTAAAGAGATAACTGATGTCAAAGGTACTGGGATACACATAAAATAATCCGTCTTTGCTTATTTCGGGGTGCATATGAAATTTAAACGTAGAAATGATTTCTCGTACATTTTTAGCCTCGTTTGCGCTCTGTGGTAAGAATGTATATTCAAATACAAACTCTCGTGTCTGTACATTGCGGAACACCTGTTCGCGGAATGGGTTTGGTGCAGTTGCTGTTCCTATCTGCAATGCCGATGCTGCATCAAGATTGGCTCCAAAAATGTTGCCTATGGCACCAGGCACACGAGCTGCAGTTAAAAGAGCTGCTCGACCCAGATCTGGATTTAAATCCAAGATATTGTTGTTGACCATGTCAGTCATGCTAGCCCCAGCACCAAAACCTACTAGGGTGCCTAGGTCTTCACCATCGTACTGTACACCATAGG